CAATTACATCGAGTGCTCATCGCCTTCTTCTCTCGTAGTTTCTGCTAAATCAGAACAGCAAGAGTTGCAATACGGGTCAGACGGTGCAGACGAAGTAAACATCCCTATCGGAAGTATTGCAGCTGGATACGACTTGTTTAAAGATGCGTCTACAGTAGATATTTCTTTGCTTATGCAAGGAAAGGCTCGGGGCGGAACTACTCTTGCTAATTACATCACAAACAATATTGCTGATTCTAGGAAAGATTGTGTTGCATTTGTATCACCTGAGCAATCAGACACAAGTGTAGACAGTGTTGTTAACTTCTCTAGCACTCTTTCTGGAAGCACCTATATGGTTGTCGATTCTGGATACAAGTATCAGTACGACAAATTCAACGACTTGTATCGATGGATTCCTCTCAATGGAGATATCGCTGGACTTTGTGCAAGAACAGACGAAACTCGTGACCCTTGGTTCTCACCAGCAGGCGTCAATCGAGGAATTATTAAGAACGTAGTTAAGTTAAGAATCAATCCAACGAAGACTGAAAGAGACTTGTTATATCTCAACAACGTTAATCCAGTGATTTCACAACCAGGAAGCGGAACATTCTTGTTTGGCGATAAGACTAACTCTCCTATTGCTAGTGCTTTTGATAGAATCAACGTTAGACGACTCTTTATTGTCCTTGAAAAGGCCATTGCGGCTGCTTCTAGATCTTTATTGTTCGAGTTTAACGACGAATTTACCCGAGCACAATTTAAGAATCTCGTAGAGCCCTTCTTACGTGAAGTGCAAGGACGACGTGGTATCTATGACTTTAGGGTAATTTGTGATACAACAAATAACACAGCTGAAGTAATTGATACTAATCAGTTTATTGGAGATATCTTCATTAAGCCTGCTCGTGCGATTAACTTCATTCAGCTCAACTTCGTTGCTGTTAGAACTGGTGTAGAATTCGAAGAAATCGTTGGTTCGGTATAACAGATAAGGAGAAAATAAAATGGCTTTTGATATCAATGAAATTAGAAATCAGTTGACTTTCGGGGGTGCGAGAGCATCCCTGTTTGAGGTCTCTATTACTAATCCAGTTAACACTACTGCTGATAGCAAAATATCTTTCATGGGACGAGCCTCATCTTTGCCTGCTTCTAACTTGGGAACAATCAACGTTCCTTATTTTGGGCGCCAGGTTAAATTTGCGGGGAATCGAACATTCGAACAATGGGCGGTTACTGTTGTCAATGACGAAGATTTTCTTGTTAGAAATGCTTTGGAAGACTGGATGTCTAGTATTAATACTCATGAAGGCAACATCAATGCTATTGGCGGCGGAGTTCCTGCTTTAGGCGGAAACTACAAGTCACAAGCACAGGTTAATCAGTACTCTAAGAGTGGTTCTATCCTTCGAGGATATAACTTTAACGGACTTTTCCCCGTTAGTCTTAGTGCTATTACGCTCGATTGGGACTCTGAAGAAATTCAAACGTTTGAAGTTCAGTTTGAGTATGACTGGTGGAATGTCTCTACCGGTATTACTGGAGACGCTGGCACAAACGTCTAATTTTAATTAGACTTAGCGTTATATAAAGGGGAGGCTTCGGTCTCCCTTTTTGTTTTTTAGGTCTTATAAATAGTAGAAGACTTTATACTTTACCAAAGGAACTTGTAATGGCACTTGAATTGTTTGGTTTTCAAATCAAAAGAAAAGAAGAAGAGAACAAAAACGTAGTCTCTTTCGTGGAACCTACAAATGAAGATGGGGCGATCAGCGTAGCGGCTACAGGCCAAGCTGCTAGTTCGTTTTTAGACCTAGATGGCGCTGCTAAAACAGAAGCAGAGTTAGTTCAGCGATATCGTACAATGCTGCAGCAACCAGAAGTATCGCAAGCTGTTGATGATGTCGTCAACGAGGCAATATCTATTACTGATGACAGGAAAGTAGTCGAATGCGTCACTGATGATTTAGAACTTCCTGACAACATCAAGAAAAAAATTAGGGAAGAGTTTGATATCGTATTAAAGATGTTAGATTTTTCTAACACTGGATACGACACTTTTCAAAAATGGTACGTCGACGGAAGACTTAATTATCATATTATGATAGACGAAAGTGCTCCAAAGAAAGGAATCTTGGAGATTAGGTATATCGATCCCAGAAAGATTAGAAAAATTCGTGAATATCAGACTTTATCTGGCGGAACTAATAACAGTTTTCCAGTAAAAAAGATTAAGAACGAATATTATATCTACAACGAAAAGGGCTTCAATAATTCTGGAGGACATCAACAGTCTGTTGGTATGGGCGTCGACAATGCAATTAAAGGATTGCGTATCGCTAAAGACTCTATCGTCAACATAACATCAGGAGTACTGAACGAAAACGGAACATTAGTTCTCTCGTATCTCCATAAAGCATACAAGCCTTTGAATCAACTTAGGATGATGGAAGACGCCATAGTTATTTACAGAATATCTCGTGCGCCAGAGCGAAGAATCTTTTACATTGATGTCGGTAATCTTCCAAAGTTAAAAGCAGAACAGCATCTTCGTGACATGATGGTCAAGCATAAAAACAGACTAACATATGACGCCACGACAGGAGACATTAAAGACGATAGACGACATATGTCTATGACTGACGATTTTTGGCTCCCCAGACGAGAAGGCGGCAAAGGGACTGAAATTACAACGTTGCCAGGTGGACAGAACTTAGGAGAAATTGAAGATATTCTTTATTTCCAAAAGAGACTACTTAAAGCTCTTAATGTTCCCGTTTCTAGAATGGAAGCAGAGACTGGATTTTCTCTAGGACGAGCATCTGAAATATCAAGAGATGAAGTAAAATTTTCTAAGTTTATTTCAAGGCTTCGTTCTAGATTCTCTATGTTGTTTGATAAGATTCTAGAAAAGCAATTAATTTTAAAAGGAATCGTGTCAATTGATGACTGGTCGGCGATCCAATCAGCACTGCGATACGACTTTGTTACTGACAATCATTTCTCAGAACTTAAAGAATCTGAAATCATACAAAATCGCCTGACAATCTTGCGTGACATTGATGAGTATCGTGGGACATATTTCTCTAAAGAATGGGTTCAAAAGAAAGTCTTATATATGACCGAAGATGAAATTGATGATATTACAGATCAGATTGATCAAGAGAAAGAAGATGAGCCTGAAGAAGATTTTCCTATGGAACAAGTCGCTCCTGAAGTAGAACTCATACCTCTTAATTCGGAGTCGGAAGACACTTTTTACGAAATGTCATCGGAGGACAGAACCTTAATTGAAAATTTTTCAACAATGTTTAACGATCTTGTGAAGGAAGAAAGTGATAATGAATGAACTCGAAAAGGTTAAGATTCTTAAAGCTGGTTTAACCTTAGCAGAGCGAAAAATTACACGAGCTTTGAAAGAAAGTAAGCAACCTGCTATAGTTGGACCCATGGGTCGTAGAGGATATGATGGCCCTAAAGGCGAACAGGGAAAACAAGGCCCCAAAGGTGACAAGGGAGATATTGGCCCTATCGGACTGCAAGGTGAGCATGGATTAACAGGCCTACAAGGAGAAAATGGTGAGACTGGAGAGCAGGGTGATACCGGACCAAAGGGTGATAAGGGCGATCAAGGAGATGTCGGAGATCGAGGTGAAACGGGTCCACAAGGTGAGAGAGGAGAGCAGGGTAAAGCAGGCATCGATGGAAAAGACGGAGCTATTGGACCCCAAGGAGAAAAAGGAAATCAGGGAGATCGAGGACTTCAGGGCCCTGATGGCAACGCTGGCAAGGACGGAAAACAGGGTCCCCAAGGTATCAAAGGAGACAAAGGAGATACTGGACTTCGTGGAGAGAAGGGCGAACGGGGAGAGCAAGGACCAAAAGGAATACAAGGTGATCGTGGAGAAGTAGGCCCTAAAGGCGAACAGGGAGAACAAGGCCCGGAAGGAAAAGCGGGATTAGATGGAAAAGATTTTACTGAAGAGTTTACAGACTTTGCTCAGAATCTGACAGAATCTATAACGAGTAGTAAAAAAGAATTTGAAGAGTTTACGCAAAGTACCATTATAGAAATAGGCTCGTTTGAAGAGCGAATTAGCACAGAAGTCAACGAGGGCGTAGAGCTAAATACTAAGACGATTGAAGATTTAAAGAAGCAATTCGAGCAATTTAAGAAAAGAGTCAATACGCAAATGGGACAATGGGCGAGTTCGCCCGGTGGCGGTTCTGTTAAGATTCTAGACAATGATGATGTCGAATTCAAAAAAGCTCATGAACTAGACGGCGAATCCATTCTTATTTTTGATGCAGTAAAGCAAAAATTTGTGTCGGAATCTTTTACAGATATTTTAGAAAGACTAAAGGCAGACTTAGAAGTGCAATATGATAAACTAGTAGATGAAGACCCAACAAATGGATTTACTTATGTTGGCGAGGCAGTGCCTGGCACCACAAAAGGGCAGTCTATCTGGAGAATCAAACGAATCTATGAGTTTGGTGCAGACGGTGACCTAGACATTCTCTGGGCAAACGGAACAGCAGACTTTGATAAAACTTGGAATGATCGTGCAACATATACCTATAGTGCAGATTAATTCTTATAAATAAACGTAATATTTACTTTTTTTGTCATGTATATTTGATTAATTTAAAAACGAGGAAATTATAAATGGCAAAGATTACTAGCGGAGGTCGATTATATCGATCAGAAGTTGTAATTGATACAGATGATAGAGATATTAATCTTGTAAAAACTACGACTGGAAACCAATTATCAGACGACGGTGTTTCTTTACAAGCACTATACTCTTATCTCAAAAACGTTTGGCGTGTTACTGACTTTCAAACATCTACTGCAAGTGAGGCCGCTGGCTCACCATCGGCAAATCAAACGACTATTACCTTTGATGATGTCACAATTGCGGCAGCATCAATCACAGCAGGACAAAAAGTCAGAATTAAAACCGCTGGTAACACAGTGTGGACAGATTTTGGTGCACCAGACAGTACTGTAGGAACGGTATTTGTTTCTACTTCAAGTTCAGTGACAGGCACAGGTGAAGCAACTATTGCTGGTAACTCGCTTGATATTCTGCCTGGAATGAAAGTACAAATTGCAAGTGGTACTGGTGTATTGGTTGGCGGTGAAGCAACGGTTTTATCTGTTACTGATTCGGCAATGGTTATTGACCAAGAACCATCGACACCCACAGGCGCTGATACAGTTTTCACAGTAATCAATCACCTGATTGAATATCCTTTCCCTCTCGTAGCAATTACTCCTGAGCAGTTTGAATTCTCGTTCGGTTGGACTATGCTTGACAACACTGCACGTAAATTATTACGAGATGCTGGTTGGCAGGAACTGGAGACTGGCGCAGTAGATGGACCCAAATATACTGGTATCACCTCTCTGGGTACGATTGACACAGTAACTCTCGGCGCTGGTGCTGATGCTGTTGCAGATGCAACATTAGTGATGGACTCTACTACTGGTATTACAGTAGGTATGGAAGCAAGGGTTCAGTCTGGTACTGGTACTATTCCAGCAGATACGAAAGTTGTAAGTATTGACAGTCCAACTCAAATTACTTTAAGTGCTGCCCATGGTGGTGATTTTGATGGTAACGAAGTATTACTCTTTGGTGATAGGGTTTACTACGCATTCTACGACACCTCTGCTGAAACTTGGACAACTCCTGTTAACTTTGACTTTTTGGGCCCAGTTAACGAGGCAGTCTTAGTAGACGATGCTGTCAACGATGCGGGTGATTTTACTAATCAAGTTCTTTCTCTTTTCATTAGAACAGAAGGCAAAACATACGGTAAGTCT